CCAGTTTGACCATACTATTCGATTAGGCACAAAAAAATAGTGTACTGAAATATCTATCCTGTGCATTACTGGAGCTGTCATAGGTGCGAACCTGATTAATGAATCGCAACCTATATTGAATGCGTCTCCAGGTACACACTCTTGAACTAATACTGGGATCAATTGTCCCATTTTTCCACTCATTTTGACATCGTGTGTCAAATCAAATGCGTTTTTTTTCGGTTTGTTTGCTTGTACCGAATTGAAGATGTTTTTTGACATTGTTTTACTTTTTATGTGTTTTTACTTATAATCTAATACCTCCGCGACTTACGTAGTATGTACGTAGTTTTTTTGTTCTACCACGTGCGCGTGATTTTCTGTTTCTTTTTGAATACATTCTCCTTCTCATAATTGATTGATTTTTAGGGTTATATGATTGTATTTAACATAATATTTTTCCTATAATTTATATTAGGTTCAATATCAGTTTTTTATAATGGTTTTTCCAAATTTAATTTTCAACATAATGTTAATATCCCCTACCCTATTGGGTAGGGGGTTTGTTTTTAATAAAATTTAACCGGATTTCTAAATTTTGGTCTACCGGTTGAATCAATATAGAAGTTATTATCCAAATTTTTTGTTTTCCAAGATCTATTCGCTTCTCCAACTTTCCTTCCTAATATTCTTAAAAATAAATTATCCCCTGGCATAACTCCGAGCTTTTTAAGTTCTATATCCAATGCTTTTAATTCTCCATCTTTTTTAGCGTTTTCAATATTTTGCAATATCATGCTCCTTTCTGCTTGTGTTTTAGCATTTCCTAATCTTGTTCTTTCTACTTCTAAAACTGCTTGTTGTAAACCAGTAGTAAATAATGCTTTCATCTGGTCAGTCTTTGTTAATGTCTGATTTGTCTCAGCTATTTGTCTATTTAAATTTGCTTTCATTACGCTTAGCTGAGAATCAACTATTTCATTATATCTTTTATTCTGTTGACTTGTTTTTAATGTGCCTTCAATTAATCCGGCAGTTCTTGCTTCTGTCTCTTTTATTCTCGCTTGGTTTAATCTAACTGCTTCTTCTGTATTTTGTACGTTAGCCTCTCTTTGCCTTAAATCTACTCCTGCAAATAATGCGCTTTGAGCTACTCCACCCAAATCAAATTGGGGTGGGGTAGGATTCCAACTTTTAGCATCTGTACTTCTTACTGGTGCTGCTTCGTTTGTTTGCTTATATATTAAATTCGGATTGAGTCCGGCTTGTTTAAATCTTTGCATTTGTGCCTCTGGTGTATTATATGCGTTATTTCTCATCCAATCTGCTAATGCGTCATTACGCTGCATTTGGTACATTTTCTCATTCCATTGTCTGGTTTTCCTGTTCATTGAAGCTTGCGATGCTGCATTGATTCCTTGTCCTAATAAGGCTGCTCCTGATGTTATTAATGTTGGTAATAGTGGGCCTGGCATATTTAGTGTTTTTAAGGGTTTTTACTGATTGTCTTTTTTTGCTCTTTATTCGCTTTTCGTTCGTGTCGTACCTCCTTGTCCTTATCGCTTATTTATCGCTTTTTTGACATCTAGTGTCAATAAGCACTAATATATCAAGTGTGGATTAGTGCTTATTGGATACTGGCGCGCTTCGCTTGCCTTCCGTCTGTTTGTGGACGCAAGCAAGCTTGCTGTCCAAAACATACGTTGTTTAAGAGTTTTGTTCATTTTCATCTTTATTATCTTCTGTTTTTGTTTTCTTTTTAGTTTTCTCCTTTACTTCTTGTTTTATCCTTTCTCCTATGTCTTTGAGTTCTTGCTCTGCTTTTTCTTTTAATTCCTCGATTTCAGCTAGATCTAATGTTTGAGGATCTATATCAAATCCTTCTTCTCCTTCCCAAATTGGGATTCTTTTTCCTTCAAGTGGTAGTCCTTTTGCATATCTAACCAGTAATTCCCGAAGGGTCATTGATTGATCCGGAATTGTTTGACTGGGCTCGTTGTTCTCTTGTCCTTTTGTTTCAAAGGTGTGTGCGTTTAACGCATGTTTTACTCTTTTCATAGTTTTTGTCTTTGTTTGGTTTTTTTAGCCATTCTCCTAAATTCGTTAATATGTCGTTCAGCCAATTTGTTATTAAAGTTGTTTTCTCCGATACTTTCAATAAGGTCGTTAATTTGCTTTTCACTTTCTGCTTGCATATGTACAGATATCCTAAACTTTTCTCCGTCTGCATATAATTTATCTTTATAATATCTTGGCATACTAGCTTTTTTTCCGTCTTTTAATGGTAAATAACATCTTTCTTCTACTTTAGCTTTGTGCCATTTTCTTGTTCTGTCGTTTAAATAATTTGCTCCTAGTCCTTTGCTCATAACGCTGAATTCCATTTGTCTATCGTCTCCATTAAACTGGGGTATCCTTTTCTCTTTGTTAATATACTTGAGAGTATAACCAACACTGGCGCTACCAACATCACCAAAATGGACATTACCAATGCTAATATTATCAATATTCCAGGCATCTTCTACCATTTTAGGTGTTGCATTAAATAGTATTATATGATAATGCGGTCTTTGTGTTTGGTCTCCATACTCTCCAACAGCGTAATATGAAATTTTTTCTTTTGTTAATTTTCTCAGTCTTTTAAAGAACTTTTGCAAATCTGTTTTTACCAATGTTTGTAAACCATTCTTTGAAATAGGAACTTTTTCCTCGTTGTAAGTAAGTGTTACAAAACGAGCAGACGTAGTCTGCTCGCTGTGTTTTAATAGTCTGAAACTCCATCCACTTACTCTGCGTTTTAAGCATTGAGGGCATTTTCCACATGGGAAGGGAACATAACCGGTGGTAACTCCGTTTACTATCTCCAACTTTTTGTAGAATGGTGTTATACATCTAGTACTCATTAGAAGTTAGGTGTTCCAAATTTTGGCATTGGGCGTACTGCTTTAATCTTATGTAATATTTGGCAGTAAATAACATCCTCTTCGTCATCTGTTACTGCAAATATTCGATTTGTTTGTTCTGGTGTACACTCTATAAATGTTTGGTTAAGTGCTGGTTGATTTGCAAATATTCTGCCTAAATGCCAATAGTTTAGTGTTGTACGGAAGTCTCCGGCTACTCGTGAGGGATTGAACTTGTATTCTGCATATCTGGGTACATAACCGAATGTGTCATTGCCCGTAGCAGTATATGCGAATAATTCGTTGTTTAATACGGGTTGTTCGCCAATATGTGCGAACGACGGCCAGAAAAAATCTAATGGATCATTTTTTAAATATGTCTTTGGAATACCTTGCTGATATGCTGTTTTTGGCATTACGGACATAATTCCAATGATATATCCATGTTCTTCACAGAAATAATTGCCATACTTTCCTGCGTTTACGGCTACTCCATGTCCTGCCATTGTACCTGTTACTGGACTTGTTGGTGTTTCTGAAGGTCCGCTTCCTGTGAATGTACCTGCTGTATTTAGTACCTCTGAAATGATTACTGGTGTTTTTGTTCCAGTTATATATTCTGGTCTTTGCAACCTTTTATCTGAACTTTTTACTCCGAAATGCATTAAAATATTCTCAATATATCTTGTTCCACCTCTTGCGTTTTTCTCTAACCATTCTTGAAGTCTAAATGCTCTGCGGAGATCATTGATTGTAGTTGGTGAAATATCCAATCCGTCAGTTTCTGCAAATAATTGGTCTATACCTACACCGCCACCGCCTACACCGGCATCTACAACTGGTGAATAAGGGTTACCCTGCAATGTTGTTGGTAAAATATTATTAAATTTTACTTCTGCGTTTCCTTGTACCTCGCCAAGTGGTATATCTACTGCTGCTCCTTTTTGTGCAAAGGGTAGGGATGAAGTGAAATAATCGTGTTCCCATGCACGATTCTGCATTTTAAACCATTTGTTTATTTCTGGCCATGTGCCAGCATTCTGTCCATCATTTAATTGATAATCTATTGGAAGAACTAAATTTTGATCTCTATAATATTCGTTATATATAGCTTGATATGCTGCAAATGGTAATGCGTTAATCTGTACGTTAGATGTAGAATTTGCTGGTGGTGGCACTCCCATATAATCTGCAAACTTGGGTAGATTGGTTTGCCAGTTTGCTTGATATTGTGGTTGTAAATATTCAGAAACTAAAAATGGCAATACATGAGGGCTGTTTGCATCTACTATAAACTTTTCCCAGTTTGACCATACTATTCGATTAGGCACAAAAAAATAGTGTACTGAAATATCTATCCTGTGCATTACTGGAGCTGTCATAGGTGCGAACCTGATTAATGAATCGCAACCTATATTGAATGCGTCACCTGGTACACACT